GCCTACCAAAATATTGAGGAGCTGACAGATAAAGTGAACCAAAGTAGTTACAGGGTTTTGAAGAAAGACTGCCTCGATTTACCAGCGAAGATATATCAACGACATTACGTTAGTATGTCTAAGGCTCAGGAGAAGCTGTACAACGAGCTGAAGAGGGATTTCATCACGGAACTAAATGGCGAGGAGATGCAAGCTCCAGAGGCGATTACACGGATTCTCAGGCTACAGCAGATATTATGTGGATGGTTTCCAACCGAACACAGCATCGAGCCAATCGATAAAATCAACTTGAGGTTGAAGGGTTTGGAGGAGGTGCTGTCTAACATCACAGGTAAAGTTATTATCTGGGCTAGGTTCAGAGCCGATTTAAAGGCCATAGAGGGGCTATTAGGAGATAAAGCGGTTAGTTACCACGGTGGGGTGTCTGACGACGACAGGGAGGAGGCTGTGAACCGCTTCCAGAATGATGATAAAGTTCGGTACTTTATTTCAAATCCACAGGCTGGTGGCACTGGCCTGACGCTGACTGAGGCTGAGTATGCAATCTACTACTCCAATAGTTTTGACTTGGAGCAGAGGCTTCAGTCTGAGGATCGATGTCACCGCATCGGCACGACAGGCAATGTGACCTACATTGATATTGAGTGTCAGAAGTCTATCGACACAAAAATTATTAAAGCATTGCGTGACAAAAAGAATTTAGCTGATATCATAACCAAAGATCCGAGGTCTTTGTTTATGGAGTGATGATGTCAGAAAAGAATTTCTGGAAGAACGTCAGAGATAACCTGCCACTGAAAATGTATCGAGTCGAGAATAGCTGCGCCAAGGGAATGCCCGACGTGCATTTCATCCAGGGTGAAAAGTCTGGGTGGATTGAATTAAAGTTTCTGGAGAAGTGGCCTCGCAATAAAATCAATTCAGGTTTAACGCTCAACCAGTCAATGTGGTCTAAGGAATATCGCAGAGCTGGTGGTTTGTCCTACATCCTGCTGAGGATTGGTCGGGAGTTTACTTGTTTGATTGTAGACTCTGAGGCACTCTACAACAGGCCATCGAGAAAAGAATTTATGGAATTAATATCCTGGGGTCACGAGGGTGACATGAAAAAATCCGACTGGGATTTACTCGCCAGTCGGATTACTTGCCAAGACTACGGTTGGCAGAAATTAGCAGATCGATTAGACTGCGTAATTAACCATCAAGCATAGGATTTATAAAATCCCTTCTCAGGTATCGGTAGATTTGCTTGAAGCAGTCACCGTGTGACTTTTCATATTTGCCACGAAACCTTTTTATTCGATGGCAGTGACGATATTGTACATAGTGCGAAACTTCGTGGGCGACAGTCAACCAAAGAGATTGCTCTAAGGTTTCAATTTGTCTCCCCCCAATCACAGGATCTTTGTCATAAGATTTATACTCTGGCTTGTAGTGTGATCTATCACAGTTAGGCCAAGGATTTAAATTTATCTGCATGACAAACCAATTTGGATCATAGTAACTAGCACTTCGATTAGGCTTACTGACAACCCTTGTCTTGTTGACAGATCTATCCACATCGGACTTGCAGAGGTCAAGCTCGTACTCTTTCTTCTTGAGTACGTTCATGCACCTCCGCACCATGCGTTTGATATCACTCTCACGCATTACACAATCTCCTCAGCTCGAAGGGCATTCCAATCGGAAAGCCTCATGCGCTTTCTGATTTCAGTGTTGGCTACTTTATATGTAGCCCACTTACGACCAGTGAATGCCCACACAATTCTCCAGCCAGAGACTTGGTGGCCTAAACCCAACCACACGAAGTATGGCTGTGACTTCTTGAGAGTGCCTCTCTTAGGCTTATCTCTGAGAAGTTTCTTCAACTTTGACTTTTTGATTCTCATTTGTTCCTCCCTGAAACGAATCACTATATATAGAGTATACCATTTTTTGCTAGCAAACACAAGCAAGCATATTTTGGGAAAAATAATAAAAGTGCTATTGAACTATATTTTTTGCTAGTGTAGGCAATAGCTATGCTACAATAATGGAGAACCAAAATGGCAGTACAAGTAGAACCGAATACGCAACAGGTGGCTGTTCGCTTGAGGCGTGACGTTTATGATCGGCTTGATAATTATCGCAACAAAACAAGAATCTCAAAGACCGCCACAATCGAACAGGCAATTACTGAGTACCTTGACAGAATGGAGAGAGCTGATGGCTAGAGATAGTAAGTACAATCAGAAACTGATTGATAAGGTCTTTAAGATGAACGATGATTTATCACTGACCACAAAGGAAATCGCAAAGGCAAATAAAATTACTTACAATCAGGCTAATTATATTTTGTATAAGAGAGAGCCGAGCTACGACCTTGTCGAAGTGATTCGTGAGGAGATTGCGGAAGTTACGAAACCTAAAACTATTCTAGAATCATTTCTGGAGTTCTTCACATTGAAATCAAAGAAATGAGCGTTGACTATAAAATGTCAAACGACGATTACCACCGCCACCCTGGGTATTCTTCCAGTGATGTAAAGGACGTCGCATCGTCCACACTTGCACACTGGAAGAATAGGGTGCGTAAGGAAACACATGCATTTGACCTGGGTTCAGCCGTCCACGCAATGCTTTTACAGCCAGAACTAAATTTAGTTGTGGAGGGTACGGAGACAAGGCGTGGCAAGGATTGGACATCTATGAAGGAAGCTGCTGACTTCGCTGGGAAGATATTACTGCCCAAGAAAGAATATCAGTTGGCTGAACAAATGGCTCAGGCCACTCTGTTTACGCCACACGTCGCTGAACTCATCACAGACAAACACGCAATTAAGGAAGCATCATACTTTGTGAAAGAGCCTGTTCTTGACATGGATTTAAAGTGTCGGCCAGATGGATTACTTCCACATAAGAATATGATGTTTGATATTAAGACTTGTCAGGATGCATCTCCCAGAGGATTTGCAAAGGCAGTCAGGGATTATTGTTACGATGTCCAAGCAAGTTACTACAAGCACTGCATGGAACTGGAAGGTTTCACAATTGATAGATTTTTATTTATTTGTATTGAGAAATCCAGACAACCTTATATAGTACAAGTTCACGAATTATCTGGCGAGTATTTAAATCACGCTAAAAAACGTATGATGGATACTCTGAAGATTATAAAAGAAGCTGACATGACTGGTGACTACACCACAGGTTGGCCTGAAGTTAACACCATCGCTCTCCCTTCGTGGATGGTTCACAACGAAATCCCAGCGTAGGGGTGCTACGCAAAACCAAGAAGGAGTTGCAACATGCAACATATTATAAGTAATGTCTCAATTTTATATCCACGGCTAAATCAGCCTTATCGGTTTGATAATGGTGAGCGGAGGTCAGTCTCATGTAATTGGGATGCCGACGGAGCTGCGTATGATACGTCGTTCATCATGGATAAAGAGGAGGCAGTTAATCTTCGACGTATCTGTATGGAGGCGTATAAGAACGCAGTCGCAATGGATACAAAAAACAATTGGCCGAAAGAACCAAAACGTCTGCCAGCTAAGTCTGAGAAGTCTGACGACGGATCAACTCAGTTCATTGGTAAGTGTACACTGAAGGCCAAGTATGGTTCGGACAAAACTCGTCCACCATCACAAGTGGATGCAAAGCGAAATAAGTTACCAGAGGACTTCAGGCTGACAACTGGGTCTAAGGCTAACATCGCTGTGACAGTCGTTCCTTACAATACTGGCGAGGAGAATTATGGGGTCTCGCTGAGGATAAGGGCAATCCAAGTTCTGGAGTTAGCTCCAGAAAAAGAGAGCAACGACCCATTCGAGGTTCAGGATGGCTACACGACGGATGATCCGTTTGCGAGCAAGCCAGCCGAGAGTTTGGAAGAGGTTCTGTCTGACGAGATTCCCTTTTAAGAAGGTATAAAAAAAGTTCAGCCCCTTCGGGATAGCTTGGAGAGGCTGTAAGGGGCTGAACTACCACAAACGAAACACAATATATTGCGAGGCGGCAATTAAATGGTACAACATCAGGGAAATAAAAACAACGCACATTGGGATGAATACTCACAAAATATAATAAGTGCGTTAAATTTAAAACAAATTGCAAAAGGCGAGTGGCATGGAGCCTGTCCATCTTGTGGAGGCAAGGACAGGTTTTGGATTAGTAACTACAGTGGCGAGGTGAAGGTTCAGTGTCGCCAGTGTAATGACTGGAAATCTATTATTGAAAATCTCAGGGATCAGGGGTTATACCCAAGGTTCGAGAAGAGTGAAGTCACACACATAAAAAAAGAAATAGATTGGCCTGAGCAGATACATCCATACCTCACAAAGAAACGCATTAATCAACACAACGCATTGATTTCAGGTGACAACCTCATCATACCCATCATTAATTCTGAGGGTAAGAAGGTTGGAAGCCAGACGATTGACGGTGAGGGTGTCAAGAAATTCAGTAAGGGAATGCCCATTGTCGGTAACTTCAGTGTGGTTGGGGGTACAATCTCAGACTTCACTTACGTCGCTGAGGGCTGGGCTACAGCCTGTTCGGTGTCGGAGGCCACGTCAAAGCCCTGTGTCTTTGCACTCAACGCTAATAACTTGCCGTCGGTTGTGGCTTCAATCAAACAGGCCAAGCCAGATGCAAAGATCGTTATTTGTGCTGACAATGATGATGCTGGGATAAAAGGGGCTGAGGCTTGTAAGGCTGATCACAATGTCAGTTACCTCCTGCCACCAAAGGATATGGACTTCAATGATGTCTGGGTGCGTGGTGGAGCTGAGGCTGTGATTGATGCACTGACACCAAAGCGATATCAGGACAAGGTGTTCTGGGCTGACGATGCAGAGCCAATCCTCACGAATAATTATCTCATAAAGAATTGGCTGGGGTCTAATCAGTTATCTTTTCTCTATGGAGCAAGTAATACTGGTAAGTCATTCCTAGCGTTAGATATGTCTTGGCACATAGCCACAGGTCGAGAGTGGAACGGAAACAGGGTTAACAAGGGTGTTGTACTGTACCTTGCAACTGAAGGTGGCAACAGCTTCAAAAATAGGGTGTTCGCCCTGAGAGAGCATTACAACGATGAAAAT